AAGCTGCTACATAAATAGTAATAGATTCATTTTGTAAAGATCCAGAATCCCATACAACATTTACAGTTGTGTTTGTTGAAAATGAAGATGAGCTAATAGTTCCATATATAGTTCCTGTAGTAGAACCTACAGCTCTTACTCTACGATTAGCATGATAAAATGCTGTTACATCTACTCCAGATACTGTGAAAGAAGTTGCGCTTACATAGGTAAAAGTAAATGATGCATCACCATCTCCATAAATAACCCATTGGCTATCATTGTACCATTCTCTTGTATCTGCAAGAATAGCTCTTAAAGCATTGTTAATATTTGAAGGTAGCATACCTTCAGCAATAGTAACTCCACCAACTAAAGTATTGTTAGCTGCTGTACTTGAATAATCTTTAATTCCTGTCATTTTTTATCCTATAAACCATGCAAAAACTTTATCAGTTTCAACATTGTTTTTATTAATTAAACTATTAACTGATTCTTCTAATTGTCTTTGAAAGAACTCTTGTGTTTCAAAAGAATATCTTACGTTATCAATATCTCTTTCAGTAACATCTGCCATTATCTAAATCCTGCTTTGCTTGCTATTATATCAATACCTTGAGCATGAGTAAACAAAGTGCCAGAAGGAACTTTAATATTTGCTCTAAAATATCTACCTGATTGTCTAACTGGATTAATGCCATTATTATTCATAGAAACACTTGAAGATTCAACTACAGTATCAGCTAATCTATCTCTAGTTTTAATTGTAATATTTGCTTCAGCATCTATAATAGGTCTTACGCTTTGTATATTAGAACGAAAACCAGGAAATGGTTCAAATTCAGAAGTTTCAATTTCTGCAATATTAGATGTTCCAGAAAAAATAGCTGCTTTAAAATTAGAATCAATACCACCTAAATATCTTTGTCCACCAGACCAAAAATCTGTATCTAATGCTATATTAATATTATCTAAGTTTTCTGAAATAATATCCATTAATTCTACAGTATAAGCTCCCACAAACTGTGAAAAAATAAATGAACAACTTGCTTCAGATAAAGACCATTTTTGGGTAGCATAATTGTAAATTAAAATTCTATCACAAATACCTGTTGTGTTATTAGTATTTTGTGCAGATGGATATAACCACATAGCTAACTGATTAAATGGATCAGTTGTTGCTACAATCCTATCTGTAAATGCTTTGTTTAAATCAAGGTCAAAAAATCTATTTACTTTTTCTGCACCAATAGGAATAATTTGATCTCCATTAATTTGGAAAAAACCATCGTCTGCATAAAAGAATACTTGTCTATTATCTTGACAAACCGTTTGTCCATAGACAGCTCCTCTATTAGGAGAGATAACCGAAAATCTAAATATTGTTGCACCACCCACAAAGTCCATACGAACTATTTGGTTTTGTCTAAAGATATATCCAACTTCTCCAGAAGATATAGCAACAATTTCTCCACCAGAACCTGGCAAGTCTTGGTAGTCAGCAGATTTAGCACCTGGATTCCAAACACCAATATCATTGATGCCTGACCATTGAACTCTGTTTGTATTTGCAGCTTGATTACGTGTTCCATCTGTTGCTATAGCAGAAAGATTAGCAAAGTTTGTAGAAGTACCCATTAAATAATATTGAGGCACATCTACACCATTACTTGCTATAATATAATTACCAAACTGAGTAAATGTCCAGAAGTCTGTATTTGTTCCAGTCAATGATCCTTTTCTTGAAGTAAAAGTTCCACCATCTAATTGGTATAAATCTGTATTTGTTGCAACAAAGTTAAAAACATTGTTTGCTCCATCTCTAAACGATCCACCACCTCTACAATCTGCTCCTATGTTATTCGTAGAATAATTCACTAAGGAAGGAAATCGTTTGTAAGAATCTAAAGCATAATAAACATTAGTAGCAACATTTGCACCTGGATTATTATGGCTTGGTTGATCCGGTAACCATTCTCCAAATTTTAATTGCATAAATTACCTATTACTAAAGTTAGATGCAATAGTGTCTTCAGAACGAACTTGTAATGGTGAACCTGAGAACTGATCTTCTCTGTCGTTTAATTCTAATCGTTCTAAAGCAGTTGTGTACATCTGTTGCCAAGTTTGAACTTGTCTTGGGTCAATACCACCTAAGAAATTAGCTGCATGAAATAAAGAGCCATATAAATAAATAGCAGGGTGGTTTTCCAAAATATAATTGGTAGTATTAGAAGATGATAAAGCATCAAACTTTTTATAATAATTCATGTACGCAGTATAAGTTGCGTCTGGTTTAGGAGAAAAACGAATCGTATCTCCTAGTATGGTATAAGAACTTGGAATACCAGTTGTAGAAGTTCCTCTAATAGAATCCATTTGCGATGGTGTCATATATCTTAATGGATATTTAGTTGAACCTGATAGAATGTAAAAATCTCTTATTTGTAAAAAACCTGTTGGTAAATTTTCTGTTTCTGCATCTATGGTAATCGTAGCTTGATTAATCATTTTACGAATACGAAGTTTAGAATTTAAATCAGCTTCGGTTAAAACAATAAAATCATCTGCTATCTCTGTAGATAAATCAGATCGGTTTAACCAATTTGCGATAGATGCTTTTAAAGTAGTATAGTTTGTTAATGCCATTATAATTTTCCTGGTGCAGTTCTAAAATATCTAAACTCATTAGAATTTAGTTTTTGTTTTAGAATTTTTGTTTGTACGTCTTTAGGTAAAGCAAACCAATTACCATTACCATTATATTCTTTGCTCCACAACTCCAAGACTAAAGTAGGAATACTTGCCACTCTTTTTAGTTCTCTTGACTTAGAGTAACCATCATTATGAGTGTACATCTTTTTATTATGATCAAGGATAGGTTTGTAGTTCACATTTCTTTCAATAACGACTTGTCTATTGGTTTCATCGCTATGATATTTAGTAGTTACCAACCCATCTTTTTCTACCAACTTCGTCATGGTCTGCCTTGTCCTCTATAAGTGTTCTTATCCTTTTTACTGTGTCGTCCTGGTCTTTTTTTTCTTTTTCTCTTTATAAAATTATTGACTCCAAAGCCTTTAGCTTTTTTCGCCATTATTTAGATAGCTGAGAAATAGATGCTTTTCCGCCAGAAGAAACTTGGATAAAAGAAATCTTTTGTCCAGGATTTACAATTAAATATTCTACTTCATCAGCAGGTAAGTAAGTGTCAGCAGAGGTTGCTACAGGTGCAGCACCTATTTTGTAATAAGAAGCTGTACTTGCACAAATTCTAATTGCATGAATACCACTTGCAAAAGCAGCAGATACTCCAGCAGTTCCTGTGTAATCCACATTCTCATTAGAAACGATTGCGTATAATCCGTTTGTTTTCATATTTTTAATCTCCTAAATGTATTCTCTATAAATGATTTATGGGGGTGTTTCCACCCCCATTTTAAATTATCTTCTAATAATTACTGTGAATGTAGCAGCTACTGTATTAGTAGAAGCTCCATCAGTAGTAAAACTGATATAATCACCTTCGCTAACAGAATTAGCCGCAGTAGGTTCAGCAGAATCTACATCACCAGCAGCAGAACTTGTATTAGCAATAGTAATCGCACCACCTGTTACAGCAGTACCGTTAATCTTAGTTGTAATACCAGCATCATCAGTAGCAATTGCACCGTCAATAACTGACATTACTTTTATAATCTTACCGTTGTCAGGTGCTACAACATGGACTGAACCTGCTGTAGAAACATCTGCCATTTTAACCGTTAAGAAATAGTCGTTTAATGTTCTCATTGTATTTTTCTCCGTTTGCTTCGTTCCGCCTTTAAGACTTCAAAGACCAAACAAAAAGTTTAAGTTAGTTAGAGGGGAGATTACTCCCCCCTCTTAAAGTAATCAAAGATTACGCAGTAGTTAGATCGGCAATAATACCAGATCCAGCTTCGTTTCTTGATTCTAGTGTGTATTCACAAACTAAGAATTGCTTCATAGCATCACCAGTTTTCGCTAAGTCTTCTAAAGAGAAATCTCTTAAGAAAGCTACCGCAAATAAATCTGGAGTGATTACGAAAGCATCTCTTGATCTTGAGAATCTGTTAGGTGTTACTTGCATAGCACCGAAATCAGACTCATACACATCAACAGCTGCAACTAATCTTTTGTTTTCAGCAGGATCAAATCTTGTAGATCCACCTGTGAAACCAGATAGTTTTTGTTTGTTGAAAGAACCAAGCATGATCATTGAAGGATCGCCACCATTATCCCAAACGGACTTGATAACATTCTTCAATTGATCTTCTGTGAAAGCTCTTTGTGTTCCATCAGTTCTAGCATTAACACCAGAAGTAGTTGGAGCTGCTCCATCAGAAGCTGCATCTTGGTTAGTTTTTAACCATGAACCTAGACCTGCAAGTTCTCTAGCTGTAGAATCATCTCCAGCTACAGGTGCATTGTTCGCAGTTAAAGATGCTTCCATATCTCTTTTAAGTTCTTTTGATCTTTTAGAGATTTGGTAAGCAAGTTCGGAATTTCTTCCTGCTTTATTAACTGCATCTAGTGTTCCAGAAACTAATACAGATTTAGTAGCAATCTGAGTGTAGTTTCCTTTTCTAGTTGTAGATGCTGGTGCAGAGAAAGCAACTTCATCGCCTTCTACAGCAGCATTAGAAGCACTAGCAGCTGCTAATGAATCTAATTGCCATTCATGGTTCACCGCAGTCGCTTTAGTTTTTGCGATTGAACTCATAAATGGAGTATCAGTTGGAGAGATATTATATATCACATCGGATAAATCTTCTCTTTCCCCAACTGCATCGTATGTACTATATGTTCCACTAATTTGTGTCATAGTAGTTTTCTCCTATCTTTGGGTTTTATTATTTAATATGTCTAAGAAAACATTAGTCGCATCTTTGATATGACCTGATTTTCTTAAACGATTTAACTTTTCCTTACGTTTTTCAAACGCAACATCGCTTTTGTCTTTTTTCATACCACTTGTTAAAACCTTACCTGGTTTTGCAATTTTACTTGCAAGGCTTGGTTTTAATTTTTGCATATTTCTATACTTCATGGCATCATTCACCAACATAACAATACGATGATCATATATTTGAGAAATCTCCTGGTCTTTAAAACCATAAGAGTTCAAATAATTTCTCATCTGTGATTTTAATTGCTTGGATTTTTCATTATCAGAAAATTCAGGTAATTTTTTTACCAATTCATTTTCTTGCAACTTAATAATCTCTTGCAATTGTTTTTGTTGTTCAGCTCTAGTTTTATAAACCGCTTCAGTAAGTTTTTCTTGCTTACGTTTTAGTTTATGTTCAATCCTAGCAGCTTCCGTTGGATCTTCCTCATATAACCTCTCTAAATCAACAGAAGCAATTTCTGCATTTAGTTGGTTTTGAGCCAAAGACATAAGTTGGTTGAGTTCGTTCAACTTATTGGAATAGTCTTGCCTTTGTTTTTCCGCTTCAGATTGGAATTGTTGTCTTTGTAAAGACAATTCTTCCGTCTTTCTACGGTAGTCGGCATCCCTTGAGTAACCACTCTTTAATTCGTCTAGGGTAACATCTAATTCTTGACCTGCAACTTTTACCTTGTAGGTGGAATTGTGTTCCTGTTGAATCTCAGCTTGTTCTTCTTGAGATACTTCAGTTTCAGAAACTTCCTCTTGCGATTCCATTTCTGGATTTTCTTGAACCGGAGGTTGATCTTCTTGCAAAGATTCCTCTTGAGTTGGTTCAGAAGAAACTTGTAATTCTGGTTGTTGTGATTGTTGTTGCTGTTCTTCTTTTTTGGGTTCATTAGATAAATTTAATAAACCTGAAATTGATTTTGCAGCTGATTGCAAATCAGTTTCTGCTCCCTTCACAGGGTTGGCTAGATTGTCTGACATTGTTTGTCCTTTTGTTATGATTAAAGCTCCCTTATGGGTTGGCTTATCCTAACGGATTGTTAGAATTTCTGTTTTTGGATTGATTGGCGATAATCTTCTAATTGTTTCTTTGCCAATTTCCCAGTATCTAAAACTTCTTGTATGTTTTGCTCTACCTTTTGCACAATATGGTAAGCTAAATATAATTTTTCTCTAGTTTCGTTTTCATTTACTCCAGTATTAAACAAACTATCGGTATATAATTTTTTTAACTTCTCAATAGATTCTTTAAATACCTGATTGTCCAGTATCTGTCTGGCTTTCTCCGATCTGCTCACTTCCTTCTGGAGCTGATTCTGTTCGTCTTGGTTCATTTAAACTCTCAATCTGTTCCCCTAGTTGCATAGATGATCGTTGTGCCTGTGTAAATGCTTTGTTTTGATTAGATAAAATCATTTTATACAAATCTGCATCCGCTTTTAATTGTGCAGCATCAATTTGAGCATTATATTTTAATTCTAATTCTTTAATTTTACTTTCAAAGTCTAATAAATTTTTAGCATTTTGAGATTGTAATTCTTTTAATTTCAATTCTAGTTCAGCTTGTTTTCTCTTATTCTCCGCATCTATTCTAGTGAACTCAATTTTTTCAATAGGAGATGGTGGAGGTGGAGGAGTAGGTTGAACCATTCTCATTCCCACATCAGGATTAACAAAATAATTGTCCACACTTTTCAGTCCTGCGTTTTCAATCATTTTAGATAAAGTATTATAAATATTTTTCAATGACACCATTGGATATTCTTTGCCACCTTGTAATTGGAAAGCCTGTAGTTGTTTTTCCAAAATAGCATTAAGAATAACTAATTGTTGGTCTTTAGAACCTGAGCCTAAACCAACGGTAATAGAAATATTATATCTATTTTTCCATTCTGTAGGTCGTACAGGAATGAACTGATTGTTTAATTGTATAATTCGTTCCTTGTCTTGATACTTAACTGTTAATTCAAAAATTCGTTTAAATAAATCTTTCACACCTGTTTCAGCAAAAATTCTTGCAATTAACTCCATTCGCATTTGTGTTTGCGACATAAGAGTATTTACACCGGTAGCTGTTTTATTTAGTGCGTCTGCATCTAATCCTTGCGTATATCTAGTAACACCAGTTCTAGTTTCTCTAACTGTATCTAGGTACTCCAACATAGGAAATGCTTGTTGCGAAATCGTTTGAGATTGCATTGGCATCATTACTTGAGATGGAGGTTGTTTCGTTCTAACCACACCACCTG